GCTGGGGAGGGCCTACTATGACTGCCCGATGGCACCCTCCATGAGGAACACCGATGCCTGAAGGTCAGACGACGCCCCCGGCGGGCGCGTCCGATACGCCCCCGGCGGGCGACACGACCCCACCCTCTGCCCCGGCGGCAGGAACCACGACGCCCCCGGCGGGCGCCGACGAACTCGCGGTAGCCCGGAGCGAGCTGGCGCAAGCGCGCAAGGACGCTGCCGGGTATCGGGAACGCCTGAAGGCGATCGAGGACAAGGACAAGTCCGACACCGAGAAGCTCACCGAGCGCGCAACGACCGCCGAGGGGCGGGTCGCTGAGCTCGAGGCCGAGGTTCGGGCAGGGCGAGTCCAGCGAGCAGCGTTCGCGGCGGCTCAGAAGCAGGGCTTCTGGGACCCCGAGGTCGGTGCGTCACTGGTGAACCCGGCGGACATCCAGTTCGACGACGCGGGCAACCCGAAGAACATGGACGCCCTCATCGGCGCCATCGCGAAGGCCAAGCCGAGGCTGGTGAACGGTCAAGCCGGGAACCCGGACTACGGTGCAGGTCAGCGCGGCGGCCCCGCCACGGGCGCCGACATGAACCATCTCATCAGGGTGGCGGCCGGGCGCGGCGGCTAACCCCTGACCCTCCGGCCGGAGTGCGAGTGACGGCCGGGTAACGGGACCCTCCTTACTCGCGGGAGAACCCTAGTGGCAACGTACAACAGCGCGATCTCGAGGACCGAGGCCGCGTCGCTGATCCCGGAAGAGGCGTCCGGGACGATCGTGCAGGGCCTCCCGACAGCGTCGGCCGCCCTCTCGACGTTCCGCACCGTGCGCCTCACCCGGGCGCAGCAGCGGCTCCCCGTCCTGTCGGTGCTGCCGACTGCCTACTGGGTCAGCACGTCGGGCGATGACACCGCCCTCAAGCAGACGAGCGACATCCAGTGGGGCAACATCTTCCTCGACGTCCGCGAGCTCGCGGTGATCGTCCCGATCCCCCTCGCGGTGCTCGACGACGCGGACTTCGACATCTGGGGCGAGGTTACGCCCCGGCTGATCGAGGCGTTCGGGAGCAAGCTCGACGCGGCAACGCTCGTCGACGCCGACAACCCGTGGCCTGAGACCTACCAGCAGGGCATCAGCCGTCAGGCGTTCGACGCCGGTAACTTCGTCACCGAAGGCACCGGGGTTGACTTCGCGGACGACGTCGCCCTGACCTTCGGCAAGGTCGAGGAGGACGGCTTCGACGTCGACACGATCTACGCCCGGCGCCGGGTCCGCTCGCGGCTGCGCCGCCTCCGGGCCGCCACGACCAACGAGCCCATCTATCAGGACATCGCAGCGGGCAGCCCGCCCACGCTGTACGGCGAGCCCATCACGTGGGTGAGCAACGACCCGTGGGTGAACAACTACGAGCTCATCGCGGGCGAGCGCGACGCAGCGATCCTCGGCATCCGGCAGGACTTCTCGTTCCAGATCTTCACCGAGGGCGTCATCAGCGACGACTCGGGGAACGTGGTCCTCAACCTGATGCAGCAGGACGCGGCCGCGATGCGCGCGGTCGGGCGGTTCGCGTTCGCGGTGGCCAACCCGATCAACCGCCAGAACTCGAACAACAGCACCCGATTCCCGTTCGCCGTGCTGGTGAACAGCGGCTCGTAAGCCTCCTTCGTTCTAAGGAGCCCGGTGGACCTGCTACCGCCGGGCTCCTCACCTAACTAGGAGGAACCGTGAGCGTTCTGGACCTCGCTGCCGCCCGGGCACGGGGCATCGCGCTCCCTGCCGACGATGACGTCGCGCAGGACATCCTCGACGAGGTCGAGGGCTGGCTTGAGCGGTTCCTCGGCGGCCCGCTGACGGGCAGCCGGACCGAGACGTTCTACGTTGGCCACAGCACCCACGGCAAGCTCTACCTCGCCCGCTACACCGATGCCGTGACCGTCGAGGACAACGGTGTGGCCGTTGCGGCGACCCAGTTCCGCCTCCTTGACCGCGGCAGTGCGATCGGCAAGGACTACCACGCGGCGAGCTGGTACTGGACCGGCCCGTACGTCGAGGTGACCTACGAGCCCAACGACGACCTCACGCTGTCGTCCATCGCCTACCAGCTCCTCGGTCTCGAGGTGACGGCACCGACGGCGGCAGGCGGTATGCAAGCCGAGACGATCGGGTCGTATTCCTACCAGCGCTCGACGCAGACATCCCGCCCACAGGGCGTGACGGCGTCCCGGCAGGCGCTCGCGCAAGTGCTCATCCCGCAGCGTGACACGAACTACACCCTCAGCGTCGTCGGCCGCCGCGTCGGCTACGACCGCACCGGCGTGATCAACGCCGCGGAGCTTCCGCTGTGAGCTTCGCCGCCCTGCTCACGCACCCGCTGGCGATCGTGACGCCGTCGATCCCTGACCCTGACGACGTTGACGAGTGGGGTGTGCCCGCCCGGACCACGAGCGTCGAGTACGTGAACGGCCTTGTCCAGCCGCTCGTCCAGCCGCGCACCGGGCGCGAGATGACGGCGAGCCATCAGGCGGGCACCGAGCTCAGTTCCCACACGATCTTCCTGTTGCCGCGCAACATCGGTCAGGGAGCATGGATACGCGATGAGCCCGATGCCGGACGGCGCTTCGACATCACGGGCGTACGGAGTTTCGAGTACGGCTCTGCGCCGCACCTCGAGGTTGACGTGAAGGTAGTCGGCTCGACAGAGGGGCCGAGTGTGGAGGGCTCCTAGATGGCGAACGACTATGACACCACCGCCCGCAATGTCGGCGTCGATGCCATCGCGGCAGCGGCGACCCGCATCGCCCTCCATACGGGCGACCCGGGCGGCGCGAACAGCGCGAGCAACGAGGTCACCGGCGGGTCCCCGGCCTACGCGCGCAAGGCCGCCGCGTGGAACGCGGCGAGCGGTGGCATCGCGACGCTGAACGGCGACGTGACCTTCGACGTTCCGGCGAGCACGACGGTGTCATGGATCTCGTACTGGAACACCGCGGGCACCGTCCGGTACGCGAAGAAGGACGTGACCGACGAGGCGTTCGGCGCTCAGGGCACCTACACCGTGAAGGGCACGACGACGACCCTCGATCTCAACGACGCGTAACCCGTGGCTGACACCAAGATCAGCGCGCTGACCGCGGTAGGGACGCCCGCGCTCACCGACCAGTTCGCCGTCAATCAGGGCGGTACGTCGAAGCGCGAGACGCTCCAGCAGATCCTTGACGGGATCGACCTCCTGTCGGCCGCTGCCGCCCTCGCAGACGCCAACTCCCTCGCCGTGATCCAGTCGGGCGTGGCGAAGGAAGCGGCGTTGACCGCGCTGGTCACATACCTCCAAGCGGCGAAGGGGATGCCGCGCGTCGCCCGGCTGGGCTCGCAGCACTCCGTAGCGTCCACGACCGGCACGAAGGTCACCGGGCTGGACATGACGCTCGAGCCCGGGACGTACGTCTATAAGTACGACCTGCTCATCCAACAGGCGACCTCGACAAGCGACGCGCCGCAGTTCGGCATCAACTTCAGCACCGGCACGGCAGCCGTGAAGGCCCACGGCCTGCGCTTCTGGGATGCCACCACCGCCATCACGGCGGCCGTCCACATCATGGACAACATCGGCATCAAGACAGCTGGGTTCGTCGACGGGATGGTCTCGAACGCTTACACCACCACGGCGCCCGACATGGGCACGACCATCGGCGTGGCGGCGACCGGCGCGAACATCTACTGCATCATCGAGGGCATCATCGTTGTCACGGTGCAGGGCAACCTCGAGCTCTGGCGGGCGGCCGAGGGCTCGAACGCCTCAACGACGGAGGTCGGGTCTAGCCTGACGGTCATCCGGACGGCCTGATGGCGCGCTACCTCTTGGAGTCGTCGGCCACCGACGGCTACCTCCTCGAGGACGGCACCGGCGTCGTTCTCATGGACGAGCCTGCGGCCGAGGCGTCACCCACGCTCACGGGCGGCGGCGTTGCCGCCGTTGCCGCCACGACCAACCGCAACCGGGCGAACACCCTCACGGGCGGCGGCGTCACGGCGGCCTCGACCAAGACCAACCGCAACCGCGCTGAGGTGTCCACGGGCGGCGGCGCCGTTGTGGTGACGGCCACGGGCAACAGGCGCACCTCGACAACGCTCGCAGGTGGCGGCGTGCTCGCTGTCACCGCCACAGTCGGCCGACAAGCCGCGCCCACCCTGACCGGCGGCGGCACTATCACTCCGAGCCTCAGCGGTGCCCACGCAGGCGTCTCGGCCCTGACGGGCAGCGGTAGCGCGTCGGCGGCTGTCACGACAGCCCGGAACGTAGCCGCGGCCCTTACCGGCGGCGGCGCCATCGTTGTATCGCGGCTCGTACAGCGCGTCGTGAGCGCCGTCCTCACCGGCGGTGGGGCGATCGTCGCCGCCCTGACGACGGCTCGCAGCACGGCACCGACGTTGTCGGGCGGCGGCACGATCACGGTGGACGGCGAGGGCACCACCCCGGGCAGTAGCGCAGAGGTGAGCGTCGTGCTCACCGGCGGCGGCCGGGCGATCGTTGACGCGACCACGGACCGATCGGGCGCCGTAGCCATCGCGGGCGGCGGGTCGATCGAGGTCAATGCAAGCAGCGGCCGGTTCGGGACGAATGCCCTCGGCGTCGGCCCGCTGATCCCCGGCGGAACCCTCGTCGTCACCGGCGGCGGGCGGCTGGTCATCGATGCCGTGACCGCCGGGCCGGGCCTGCCCGACGACGTCACGGCAGACGTGGCCCTCG